CAGTAAAAGTATTGACCTGACTCATATATAAATGTATGATGTGTTTTGTAGTTAATTTTAACATGAGGATACCATGGAAATTCAAATCAAAGTTGAAGAACTAAGAAAGAAGAAACTATTCATTGCAACGCCAATGTATGGTGGTATGAACCACGGACTTTATATGAAGTCGTGTCTAGACCTTCAAGGTCTCTGTTTCCAATATGGAATTGAAACAAAGTTTTCATTCCTATTCAATGAGTCTCTAATTACTCGCGCAAGAAATTATCTTGTAGATGAGTTCTTGAATCGTTCTGATTGTACTCATCTATTGTTCCTAGATTCGGATATCTCATTTGATCCACGCGATGTCGTTGCGATGCTTGCACTAGATAAGGATGTTGTTGGTGGTCCTTATCCTAAGAAGGCAATCAAGTGGAAGAATGTTAAGAAGGCGATTGAAAAGAATCCAGAAATGGAACCACAATTGCTAGAAAAAGTTGCTGGTGATTTCGTATTTAATCCAGTCAAAGGCACTCTCCAGTTTTCTGTAACCGAACCTCTTGAAGTTCTAGAAATTGGTACTGGGTTTATGCTAGTTAAGCGCGAAGTATTTCCTAAGTGGGAAGCAGCATATCCAGAATTCCGTTACAAGCCTGACCATGTAGGTCAAGCACACTTTGATGGTACTCGATACATTCATGCATATTTCGATACCGTAATTGATAAGGTCTCTGAACGATATTTGTCAGAAGATTATATGTTCTGTCAATGGTGGAGAAACATTGGTGGTAAGATTCATCTATGCCCATGGGTGAAGACTGCTCATATTGGAACATATCATTTCCAAGGAGACATGCCTGCTGTTGCTAACTTTGTTGGAGAGATGTAATGAATGATTCGATGATTGGTGAAAAAAGTACTTTTCCTTGGGGAAGCGATGTAATCACTTTATCTTCATTATCTTCAATTTTAGATAAATCGGTTTTGGAAGAAAAAGTAAATCACCCTTCACATTACAATCAAGGTAGTGTAGAATGTATAGATGCAATAGAATCTGCAACAAAAGAATTGAGTGGTGTTGATTCTTTCTGCACAGGTAATGCCATTAAGTATATGTGGAGATGGAAACAAAAAGGTGGTATTGATGATTTGAAGAAGGCGAAGTGGTACATTGAAAGACTTATTACACAATGGGAGAATCATGAAATTATCGACTAACACTTTATCTGTTCTAAAGAACTTTTCTACAATTAATTCTGGTTTGTTCTTTAAGAAAGGTAAAGTTCTTTCTACAGTGTCTCAATCTAAAACTGTACTTGCACAAGTAACAGTTGAAGAAGAATTTCCTAAAGAGTTTGGTATCTATGACCTAAACAATTTCTTGTCTGTTCTATCCTTGCAGAAGGATGCACCAGAACTTGATTTTGATGACAGTCACGTTATCATTAAATTTATGAATGGTCGCAGCAAGATTAAGTATCGGGTAACTGACAAGTCAATGATTTACACTCCACCCGAAAAACAAATTGTATTACCTTCAGTTGATGTTAAGTTCAAGTTGAAGCAAGATGACTATGAGTGGATTGTTAGATCCGGATCAGTTTTGCAATCTCCAAATATCACGGTTGAAGGTGTTGATGGTAAGTTACGTCTAACATCATTTGATTCATCTAATGATTCTGCACACGTAAATTCAATTGATATTGGTGAAACTGAAGATAATTTTAGATATGTATTTAAGACAGAAAACTTGAACAAGATTATGTCTGAATCATATGATGTAGAGATTTCTGCTAAAGGCATTTCTCATTTTAAGAATGAGTCAGGCACATCAGAATATTGGGTATCAACTGAAAAAAATTAAGGAAAAATTATGCTAATTTATTTTACTGAAGCAAACACAGGAAAGAAAATCGCAGTTAACCCACAACATGTAATTAGTGTTTTTGAGGCTTCTGGTGGCGATTTTGAAGGCAAGACCGCAGTCGTTTTTATTGGTGGTAATCTAGCAGTAGAAGAATCTGTAATTGATGTTGTTGGTGCAGTTAACGGTGAACTCGTTAACAATTAAAGAATTTACTCTTAGTAAATTTTATTTGATACCGTTCAGCACTTGTGCAAACTTTACTGAACGGTAAACTTTTTATTATGGGAATTGTAAATGGTAGACCATCTATTATGGGTAGAAAAGTATCGTCCTCATAAAGTTGAGGATTGTATTCTTCCTGATGCATTGAAAGGAACATTTCAAGAATATGTTAACAGAAAAGAAATCCCAAATCTGCTACTTGCTGGATCCGCAGGCGTCGGCAAAACAACAATCGCAAAAGCACTCTGTGATGAGGTCGGGTGCGATTACATCGTCATCAATGGTTCGGACGAAAGTGGCATTGATGTCCTCAGAAACAAAATCAAAAACTATGCATCATCAGTAAGTCTAACTGGTGGTCGTAAAGTCATCATCATTGATGAAGCAGATTATCTAAACCCAAACTCAACTCAACCTGCTCTGCGTGGTGCAATTGAAGAGTTTGCTTCAAATTGTTCATTTATCTTTACTTGCAATTACAAGAATCGAATCATCGACCCGATTCATTCGCGTTGTACTGTTGTTGATTTCAAACTCAACGGTAGCAAAGCAAAGATGGCATCACAATTCTTTAAGCGTGTTGAATGGATTCTTGAACAAGAAAATGTTCAATATGAAAAAGAAGTTGTTGCACATATTATCAAAAAGCACTTTCCCGACAATCGCCGCATTCTAAATGAACTGCAACGCTATTCTGTGTCTGGCGTTATCGACAAAGGTATTCTCGCACAAGTATCAGATATTCAAATCACAGAACTGATTAAGTCAATCAAAGAAAAAGATTTTGGGTCTTCTAGAAAGTGGGTGACCAATAATCTTGATAATGATCCAGTTCGTATCTATCGTAAGATTTACGATTCGTTAAGTGAATTTCTAAAACCACATTCTGTACCTCAGGCAGTGTTGATTATTGCAAAATATCAATATCAGGCAGCCTTTTGTGCAGACCAAGAAATCAATCTTGTTGCCTGTCTGACAGAACTTATGGTTGACTGTGAGTTCGCATAATGGCAGATTTGTTTAAAGAAATTGTGCCGTCCATCCTTCAAACAAAAAAGAGATGTATTGAAACTGAAGACGACGAAAAAGATTACAACGCATATGTCGTAAATAGAGCATTGTCATATCACATTGATTGCGTTCCTTACGTGAATGAAATTAATATGTTACATTTTCTTGACAAAAAGTTACAATATGATTACCTTCTAAATAGTATTAGACCGATGAAGCGAAAGTTTCAAGCGTGGCAAAAAGCAGAGTCGGTAAAGGATTTGGAGTGTGTGAAGGAATATTTTGGTTATTCGGACGCAAAGGCAAAAGAAGCATTATCCATTTTAACCAAAGAACAACTCTCCTACATAAGAAAAATAACAGATAAAGGCGGAGTATCAAAATAATGCTTAGAATCGAAGATATGCTTGAAGTCACTTTAGCAGAAAAAGATGATTTCTTAAAGGTGCGCGAAACACTAACTCGTATCGGTGTTGCTTCTAAAAAAGAAAAAGTACTATATCAGTCTTGCCACATTCTACACAAACAAGGCAAATACTATATTGTTCACTTTAAAGAACTTTTCGCATTAGATGGCAAACCAACAGACATTACTGAAAACGATGTTGCAAGAAGAAACACAATTGCAATTCTTTTAGAGGATTGGGGTCTGTTAAAGTTAGTGGACAAACAAAGAACCGAAGAACTCAAAGTCAATATTTCTCAAATCAAGATAATTGGTCACAAAGAGAAAGATGACTGGACTCTAACACCAAAATATAACATTGGCAAAAAAGTAATTCGATAGTTGACATTTTTTCTCTAGCATGATATAAATAGTATGTGGTCGCCGACTGGGGCCACATACTATAACTTGCTTAACTAAGGAGAAATGAATATGACAACTATCCCTACCCTGTTTGACCTGCGTAAGACTTTTGATCCATTCTCAGTTGGTTTCGAGTCTATTCTAGACGAAATCAAGAATGTACAAAAGAACATTCCTTCGTATCCCCCATACAACATTCGCAAGGTCAAAGAAGATACCTATATCATTGAGATGGCAGTTGCTGGTTTCACTAAGTCTGACCTAGAGGTCACACTAGACGGCAATAGACTTGTTGTTCGCGGTCACGCACAAGAAACACAAGAAGAAGAATCTTATTTGTTCAAAGGTATTGCAAATCGTAACTTCTCACGTACATTTACACTAGCAGACAAGATTGAAATTAAGGATGCTGAAATTGTTAATGGTATGCTGAAGATTTGGTTGGAAAATCTAGTCAACACACAGAACAACCTAAAGAAGATTACAATTAAGGATCCATCATGAATTGGTGGCCTGTTACTGATGAAGAATGGGAATACTTAAATAGAAGTAAATAGGTAAACAAGAGGGGAAGTCAAATTCCCCTCTTGACATTTATGGTCATTTCATGTATACTACGTAAACTATGAAAAATCACGCAAAGCAAAAACCAAAGCAAAAGCAACCAATCGAAGTAATTCGTAAGGTTCGCAGCCGTATGCGAGAAACAGAAGTATACTACAATAACTCTTCTTGGCAGACCAAAGAGATTGAAGGTGTAGTGTTTCTTCCAGTTTCGCGTGTGTATCCTGAGTCTGGTCAAAACGTGACTATTTTTTATATGAAGAAGGACAGCCTTGAATACGTTAAGTAATTATGTAAATAAAACTCGTTATGCTACTCAACATCGGCTCTTTGATCCTGTGTCTAAAGAAGACGTTGAAGAGTATAAGTTTTTTGTGAAGAATGGTAAATGGAAAGCAGGTTGTCCATTTATCCTAGAACAACCCTATCTTTCTGTACCACATATGATTAATGAGAGAATCATTCGTCATATGTTTGGTGCCGATTAAACTTATTCTGCCTGTAGCTCAACTGGATAGAGCAACAGCCTTCTAAGCTGTAGGTCGGGGGTTCGAGTCCCTCCGG